TGTATCCCTATTCTCTATATAGAAATTTTTATAATAGCACTGCTTACATAATCCGCTTTTTGAGGCTGCATAGATCATAGAATCACAACCGTTACACTTTTTATTCCAATGTCCTCTATGTTTAATACAAAAACCTGTCTTGTTTCTTTTATTAAGCTCTAACTTGCATATATTACACTGGCTCATGCTTTATCATCTATAGTTGCTTAATGTTTTTGTTAAAATCTTCAATAACCTTTGTTTACTATTTGCTTAGCCTTACTCTTTACGTATAGCATAGTTCCTCACTTATCTTCTTGTGAATTCTTATTAAAATCTTCAATCACCTTGTTATATTTCTTCATTCGCTTAGAATCTTTCTCGAATCCATAAAGCGTGTGGCCTAACTTCAAGCAAGCTTCTAGAGTTGACTTGTTTCCCATAAAAGGATCGAAGACTAGTGAACCAGGTAGACAATCTGTCATCCTAATTAGGAGTTCAGCTAGATCATACGGTATTGATTCATCGAGTGAGCCGGTAGCGATAGTCCATGTATTTCCTGGACAGGACACAGATTCATCAGTATTCAAGTATTTTCTAAGAGGAGCTCGGTCAAGAGTCCATACATCTCCATTACAGAAGTATAAGACATACTCATGTGAGTTGACTAAGCTGATGTCAGACCTCTTTCCTGGCAACCATGACTTCTGAATGATAATATTGTCTAGATGATTGAAGCCAACATCAGTCATCATCTTGCAGATCTCGAAAGGTCTACTTTTTGCTTCAGTAGGCGCATAGCAAACAAAAAATACGATGCCGTTCTTTACCATGTGATTCTTAAGTTTTTGGCAGAAGCCACGCAACCTAATCTCATCATAGCCATCTCGTTTTCTAATTGGTATGCGAGTAATACAGATCTCAATATTGTTTGGCCACACTGCATCCGAGTCAAGCGCACTTAGATTAGCGATTCTTACAGAGTGATCAAACACTTTAGAGAGATCAAACATTACAGCTCCATCTTTTGCAAGAAGTACTCACAGCTATGAGGTTCTACTATGAGAGTAGCTAACTTTGTCCCTTTATACAGCATTACTTGATTATTGTGAGGCATGTAGTTATTGGTCAAGTTATTTAGATAAACAATGATGTGGTTATCATGAGCTGAAGTTAAAGTTGGGCAAGCTAAATGAATTCCTCTTTCCATCAACTTATCTGATGGCTCAATTCTAGCTATAGTACCAACTGGCAACCTCACGATCAATTTAGTGTCTAATTGATGAATCTTCCCGCATCTCACCATGATGGTGTCATCCAAAAACAATGAAAATCCCGGTTCTAGAGCATTATTCTTATATAGGCCTTGTCCTTCACCACGGTATGCATAAAAAATGCGATACGATGTCTCTCTGAGCTTTTCTAAATGTGCCTGAACTTCATCTGCGTATTTCTTCTTTAGTCTGTTGGCATCCATTTTTATTTTTTGCCTTTAACTTTTTTTGACTAAAAATTAGTGTTTTGGGGTATTTTCGATTAATCGAATAGAATCGATTCAAACCAAACTAACTAAACTAAACCTTTTTATACCCTAACAAAAACTCTTGTAAACCCCCCTATTTTTAAAAAGTTTAATAAAGTCAACAAAAAATATTTTTAAGTTTCTATTTTTGTTGCTATTTATTGCGCAAGCGCAATAAATGCAAGTTGGCGCCATCGCGCAAGCGCGATGACTGCCTAAGTTTGGTTTAGTTAGTTTTAGATGAACAGGAAAGAAAAAAGAAATAGTGAGTCAAAGGTAAGTTAATTAAGTTTAGATAACTTTAAAATAACTTAAGATAAAAATGCAGCTTAGATTAACTAGCTGCATTTCTGCGGGTGAGTACAATATATAACTTATTATCTCAACTCAATAACCTTTACTTGCTTGCTTCTCTTAGGCATCTTGATGAACAAGATTCCGTCTCTCATCTCAGCTGAAACCTCATCTACTTCTACGGTAGAGTTTAGTTTAAGTTTCCACTTAAAGCCACCGAGAGATAAACTTCTCTTATAGAAGAAGTTAGGTTTTTCTTCTTGTGAGTAGAGTTCAGACTTATCTGCAGACACTAAAAGATTACCATCTTCTACTGTAACAGTCACCTTATCTTTAGTATAGCCAGCTAAAGGAATATTAATCTCAACTCTGTCTGAGAAGTCTACGATATCTGGGTTAGGCATATTACTAGGTTTAGTAAAAGGGTCTTGATTGCCAGCAAATACTGGATGGAGTGAGGATATAGCGGGAAAGTTAAAGAAGTCGTCGTGAAGGATCTTGATGAGTTCATTAGTCATGATGATTCTCCTTTGAGCAATCTAGTTAAGAACACTCCACAATTGGACGTGCTCAAGGAGAAATATAAAGCTTCTTTTTGTTTGTAAACCCCCTTAGGGGTTATTTGTGCTTGTCTTCGATCTCTTTGAGGAGGTGATCAATCTCAGCTTGACTTGGTTCTGGAGGAAGAAGCTCATCAGTCGATGACTTATATGGAGCTGGAGTTGGATCAATCAACTCGAAATGAGGTAGATCATGGAACTTCTGGTCCTTAAAATCATTATTCATATTCCAGTCGCCACCCCACCTCAACTTTACTCCCTGAGTAAAAGCTATTCCCATTACTATACCAGCAAAATATCGAAAACGTTCCTTATCTTCCCAATCAATTGGGAAAGGAGCACAATCGATAGCCCAAGACTTACCATCTACTTGTGGTAGATGCTTAGAGTTCAAGGTCTTAGATTTGCCAGTCCTTACGTACTCTTCTTGAGTTGCATGAGTTCTAATACCTTCAATAATTGTAAAATCAATAATCTTAATTACTTCTAGCATTACTTTTTGGATATCTGGGTGACATGTCTTGAGTCGCTCTAGACTCTTTTTACTAAACTGAAACATATTCGCATCTCCATCCTTTTGTAGCTTTTTGTTTACCTTTTGCACAATATGATAGCTTTGAATGTATTAAATTAAATTGTGGATTTTGACGACAAAACTCTCTCAACCCATGAACATAGTAAATGTCGCCTTCAGGTGAGGTTAAAATATATTTCTTAGAACAAGGATGAGCAGCACCTACTTTGCCATAAAAGTAATTATCTTCACCATACTTTACGTTATGAGGATTCATACCTGTGTCTAAATTATATTGCTTTCCACCTGATAAGACCAATAAACCTCTATAATATCCTATATAAAAAAGTTCTGAAGCATCTAATTCAAAACGATTTCTGCACTCTTTTATAATGGACCATTCGAAAGCGTCTTTACCATATTTTCTTAAAGATCGATGAAAGTAATTATTTGTTTTCTTGACAAAAGCGTCACGATAATGACCGCTTCTTCTAGCAGACAAACTTCTTACTGTCTGGCCCACATAAACCTTCTTATTTATCTTATTTTGTGCCATGTAAATTATTCCATATGGCATAGTATTCTCCTTAGTTTGGCACTAAGTATTATACTATCTTGACTTTATCGGTTATTTCTTTGTAGTATTTAACTCTCTTAAGAGCATGCCTTTTTAGCATCTCTGAGCCACTTGGAATATAGTCTATTACTATCAACTGGTTATTACCGTTATGAATTCTAAGTCCTCTGCCTAAGTTCTGCCATAAAGTCCCTTTATTAGCGACAAAATTAGCTAAAATTAGTACATCTACGTTTTTGGTGTCCGTGCCCTCACCGATATAGCTACTGGTGCCCACTAGGCCAGGTATCTTACCTTCATTTAGCTCAGTTACATAGGTGTCACTCTTCTTATCTTTACCATTAGCAAACTTCAGTCCTACTGCATTAGATAACAGTTCACCATGAGATACTTCATTAACTAAGCAAAGCACCGATTTGCCAGCAGCTAAGAAAGTTGAGATGTCTTTCTTGATCAACTCATTCATCTGCTTGCTAGATAAAACGTGCTCCTTGTAGTTCTTGAGCTTATCGTTCGGATAGTCTCGACCAGTAGTCATAACATCTCTGATTATAAATACTGGTTTAGCGAGCCAGTTGTTCTTTATTCCCCATACTATGCTTTTGCTAACTAAAGAGTTTCCCACTCCTGCAGTGATCAGGATGTCTTTGCCGTCTGATCTAAACGCGGTAGCAGTTAACCCGAATATCTTGCCTACCTTATTCAGTCCAAGCACTAGACTAAAGAATGTGTCTGCGGCTATATGATGCGTTTCATCAAAGACCACTAAACCTAGATCTTGACTCTTGAAGTCTTCGATGCGGTTAAGTACAGACTGAGCAATACCTACTGTTATATCCTTGATCTTGCACTTACCATTACCTACATAACCGACTTTTCTTTCACCAAATGCAGATACTAGTTCTTTATAGAAGTTATTAGCTATGCTGATGTTAGGACACACTACCAGTGATCGCTTCTTGATCCTTCTTATGGCATGAACGGTAGTGAGTGTCTTTCCGAGACCAGTACCTAGCTCTATGATTCCGCGATAGTTAGTCTGCATAACTCCAACGGCTTCTTCTTGATAATCTCTTAGATCAAAAGGCCTAGCTTCCCAAGGGAGACTTATCTCTTCACCAGTGTCATGGCGTAAATCTTCATAGCCATCAAACATAAAGGCAAAACCAGAAGGTAAAGTAACGTCATCACCTTCTTCGCGTACTAGCGTGTTCCAGACTTCTTTCTCTAGCTTCCTTAGGAAGGGTGAGTTTCGCGTAAACGGATTCGATCTCATCTTTTGAATTTGGTATTTTTTCTGCTTGTCTTCGTAAGAAAACTGACTCTTTAATGTTTCTAAGGTACTACTATCTATGTCGCTGATTGTGATCTTATCATTGCTAATCTTGACTCGCATTTAGATCCTCGTATTATAACATAGACAGATTCGATTGATATTCGATCGAGATGGTTTTATTCTACCGTTTAAGGAGATTTATGAGCGCCGTAGACACTAAACAATACAGGGGAAAGTTGAAAGATTCTATTTATTGGTACCTCTCCAAGAGAAAGCCTTTCATCATCAACGCAGAGTACAAAGTGGAGTTACTTCACCTAGATCGAGATCATTACAGTGCTAAGATCAGAGTAACGAATCTTAAGACTGGCATGATCGAAGAATTTGGAGACGAAGATGACTTTCAACAAGCAACAGAAGGCTAAGCACATCTTCAAGATGTGGGAAGCTTCTCTTGCTGAGAGAGATAGATCTGTTGCATCTTTGAAAGACAACTTCTGCGATCTGTTCTACGAGCTAAACAGAAACGAGATTGATTTCGAGACTGCATTCTCGTATCTTGATCCAGCTATTGCTGCACATCTGCCCAGCAGAGCAACTGTTAAGATCACGTTCAAGAAATATGTTAATAAATCTGCATTTGACTCAGAAGAAGACTTCTTGAAGAGCTGGAAAGGCATCATCCGTGATGCAGCGACCAACTCCTTCTACTCTTTCTATCCAGTGGTGACAGAAGAGTCTGACCAGATGCCTAATGGTATGTCTCGTGACGAGTACAACAAATACTTAAGATATGCAAAATCGTTTCCGATCTTAGACACATCTAAGATCCCGGATATCGACGAGCAGATCGATGATTTATCTATTGACGATTTGGAGTTGTAGATGGCTAAGCTGCCCGAACATCTAGTTGAGAGTATTCTCGCTAACAAGAAGTCTAATCTAGAAGTTGATATCAACGAGATTGACTCTTTTGGTGATAAGAACTCATTGTCATCGATGATATCTAGCATCGCTGAATACAACAAGATGTTGAAGCAGCGCATCACTTTCATCAATAAAGAGCTTAGTAAAGCGATCCCTTTTACTCGAGAAAATCTGTACCTAATGTGTGCTTACTCAGGCAGCGGTAAATCCACTGCAGCTGCTAATATTTCCTTTCCTCTATGGAAAGAAGGCAAGAAGACTCTAGTCATCTCCAACGAAGAACCAGAACAAGACATTCTTTATCGCATTGCTTGCCTAGAGTTAGGCTACAACTTCAACGACTACAAGAAGGGCTTGATGCCCATCACAACCCAAAAAGAATGCATCAAGTTATTTCCTGAGATAGCTAAGTTTGTTAAGGTGATAGATGTTAACGCTAAAGAAGGTATTACAACTAAGTTAGAGGGCGTCAAGAACATTCTAGAAGCAGTAAATCATAAAGACTATTCTTGCGTGATGATTGACTACTATCAGTTGATCAGAAAATCTATCAGTAATCCAAGCGCTTCTCCATACGAAGTTCTGAATGATCTAAGAATCTTCTTTGGTCAGTATATTAAGCGCGCTAATGTGCCTATCGTTATCTTTGCTCAGCTTCACTCATTAGGCAAACGAAACAATAAAGACCTCGATTCCCGCATCAAGATGGGACCTGAGATCTATGAGACGGCTACTGTGGTGATCGAGATGATTCCGAATTTCGAGGATAAAAGTACTGAATTTGTGATAATAAAAGACCGGTTTGGGTATGCTGGTAACCGACTTACTTTTGCCTTCGATAAGGGAAGATTCGTGCCAGTTGATCAAGAAGTTCTTGAAAAACGTAGACAAGAAGAAATCAAAGAGATAGAAGAAAAAACAGATGAGTAAGGAGGTTTCGTGGCTAAGGTGATACAGTTCCCAGTCCAATTTACTAGCCAACCATTCTTTGAGGATATGACCCACGAAGAAAAATTAGAGTTGCTTAAAGTTATGCGCTCCATGAATGCTAATGGTGTACTAGATGAACGAATTAAAAAACTAGAAGATGAGCTAGATGAGTATATATTTGAACACTAAACAATGCTTAGTCTGCTATGAGCAGACAGGCAAAAAACGAAATGAGACACTTTACTGGCACGAAGACCCAGACACCAAGCAGCTTTGGTGCTGGTGTAATCGTGAAGGCAGAGCCTACTCAATCTATGAGTACTGTGCTAAAGCTAATATCTCTCTTAGAGATTTCCTTAAGCAAGATTTCCACTTTACCCAGACTAACTATAATGAGCTAAATAAGATGGACTGGCCCAAAAATTTCGTGCCACTGTTTAGCTCAGAAGCAAAGCTAGGTAGAGACTATCTAGAGTCTCGCAAGATAAAACCTACTGACAACATGTACTACGATACTCAGAGAAAAGGTATTGTCTTTCCCTACTACTATGATCAAGCTTTCTGTGGTGCTCAAATTCGCTTCATTGAGCCTTGGACTGATGATGACGGAAATGTAAGAAAGATCGACACTCTGCCAGGAAGTAGACTGGGACTCTTAGTTTATAATTGGAATCAGACTCACATATTGCCTAGTACTAAGGCATTCGTGATCACTGAAGGTGCCTTCAATGCACTAGCTATTCAGCAAGCTTTACACTCTATCTATGGAGCACTAGAGTGTCCATATAGGTGTGTTTCGCTGTCTGGATCAGGTGCATCACAGCATCATCAAGATCTGTTTCGGGAACAAATATCTAGCGGGAAGAAGGTAATTTTGGCAGCTGATTCTGATAAAGCTGGACTCAAGATGCTTAAGAAGATGAAGGAGGCATCCGCGATCACTCATGCAGCTTTTACTGGTGACGATCTGTTTGATTGGAATGACATCTACAAAGAGACAGATGATAAGAGCTTCGTAAGATGGTTCTTAGGAAGGATAAAAAGTGTCTAATGCAAGAGATGCTATCAGAAAGCGCATCGAGAGAAGAGTACAGAAAATCAAGGACACTAAGAGTAGGAATAGCACTCAAAACCCGAAATCAATCTGTCTTAATACTCTAAAAGAGTTAAGTGATGAGCTACCTCAAGCAACTGATGCAGCTGACTTCTATAATCGCCTAAATTTCTACCTCAGCAAACTACAACAGAAATTATACGGAATCGATCCCAAATGTGAGATCGTGTTACTTTGGAACGAGTCGAATGACGATGTAGACTGGCAGAATCTGCACATAAAAGGTATTCAGGTTAACTGGTCTATAATCTACATGGCTCACCACATGAAAGAAGACAGGTCATTTACAGTAGATCTTAGCAATCTTTGGTTGGAGGATATATGAGATTTTTGGTAGCATTAGCCGCAATGGCTCTCATAGGTTGTGGGTCAGAGCGAGTCAAGCCAGTACCTCCAACTAAGAATGTGTCTCAGCAACTTATCAATGAGATGATCAGGATAGAGCCACAACTGTTATTCTGTAGAGGTATGGTAGCTCCGCTAGAACCTCACTACTTAACTGGTACGCCAGCTTGTGGTACTGGTGACGGTATGTTGTTCAGTGGACTCTATCTCTTATCTCATCCTATCAACACAAATGAGATACTCAAGTCAATAAGATACTCCGTAGACGCACGCGGAAGACCATGGAGAAGTCCAGAGAATATCGACTACGGTGAGCATATTAACTCTTTCTCTCGAGACATGTTCAAAGGTCTAGCTTTCTATCTTATATACTCTAAGGACATAGAACTAGCCCAAAGATTCTACAACTACGTTCGCTCTAACAAGTATCGCATGTGCAAGTCAGACAGTGATGACAGATGTCAGATGACCCCTGCTACTCTAGAACTACTAGGTGATGTATTCGAGTATCTAGGCTTGAGAAGAGAGAATGATATGCAGGAGTTAGGAGCAGTCGGAGAACTCACTGTAGAGCAAGAAGCCAAGATTAATCCCATGGGTTATGAACTACACCTAGTAAGTCTAGGCATATATATTAAAGCACTTACTGGAAAATTGAAGCATAGACACTCAACTGCAGCTAGAATCATACGAGACAGGCAGCCTCAAAATTTATGGTATAGATTTCTAGCTAACTACACGAATTCTGGGGTACAAGAAGAATACGATGCCATAGCTGCAGATCTGCTTCAGAAAATGAAGAAGTGGCCAGAGGAAGAGAAGATTGATTGGATCTGGCAGAGACAATACTCGGAAGTAGACTACAGTAAACCAACTGGACATGAACTGGTTTGGCTAGCAAAATTATTGAATGATGTAAAACAATTCTAGAAGGAGAAATTATGAAACTTTCTGCACTAAGTTCCCCTGGATTCACTCAGGCAATCAACAAGCTTCTTGCTGCTTCACTGCCAGTTAAGACGGCTTTTAAGCTCAAGAAGTATGTTGATCAGATTCAACCAGAATTGAAGCACTACGAAGAACTCAAGAAAGCTTTATTTGATGAGTTCTCTGTAAAAGACGAAAACGGTGAGACTCTAGTTAAAGATGGGATGATCTCTCTAGATATGGCTAAGGCAGATCAGTGGCAACCTAAGGCCATGGAATTAAATGATTTAGAATCAGATGCTAAGCTAGAACTATCCCTTGATGATCTTGGTGATAAAGTAGAGCTATCTGCTGCTGATCTAGTTAATCTAGGCGATTTGCTGAAAGAGTAATAGCTATATAGCTATTACTCTTTAACCTGCCTTTTTAGCAAACTCTTTGCTGTGGGCAGCAGCTTGCATGAGCTTCTTCTGGGCTGGGGATTTAGATGGCATGGGAGGCTCCTTTTAGTGCTTTAATTTATTTTCTATTTGCTCCAACTGCGAGGTCAATCTTCTGTCCGGCTTCCTTTTCCATTTGCTTCTTTGTAAAGAGTACCCAATCCGTACCTAACTTGAGGTCATACTTTGAACATTGGCTAAGCGAAGTTATTGAGCCATCCTCATGGAAAATGTCCATCCTATCCAGCTCCCTGTCCAATCTATGGCCGGTTGCCTTGAGGGATTTCCAGAGCATTCTGCGACGGTAGACGAAGTTGTAAGTACTCATTAGAATACCCTCACAATATAGAAGGTGGTAAGATACTGTGGCAGAATACTGATACTGGAGTTCGCGGACATGCCTCCTGAATTCACGGCATTGTTTGTAAGAGAGGGAGTAAAGGAAGTTCCAGAACCTGAGTTTCCGGTATTCGTAGTGCTTGCACCACCTGAGTTTCCAGAATGGCCATTCACTGTAATCGTGTGACTGTGACTACCGTTGCTATTTATATGCCCGGTAATAGCACCAGGTCCTGCGCCGCCTTTAAAGTCTGATGACGTGAAATATCTGTTTCCTGCTGCGCCGCCGCCTCCCCACCAAGTCATATCGTGGTCGTGCGCTCCGGCCGCCGCAGAAGAAGCAGTGTGGCCGTGGTCAATCGTGTGCGTATGTGCCATACTGTGATTATGAGCTGGCAGGTTAGCCGTAGAGAGGGTAATGGCTGCCGCAGTTACGTTGCTCGTCACACTGTGTGTGTGAGCCACACTGCGATTTGCGTTACTTCCGGCAGCTGTTCCTGCA